GGGGTTACTAGCCTGATTTTTGAGGTGAGGTATCGAACCTCTTTCGCTGATCTGTCGCTGAGCTGACATGGCCCAGAACCCAACGGGTGGTGGAACGTACTTTCGTGATGCAGACGGCGTTCTCCATCAACTGGAGGATGCTGAGGTCAAGCTGGATCCCGAAACCAGGCTCCTGATCCCACCCAAACGCTTGGCGCCGCAACCGCCCAAGACACCGGAAGTGCCGGTGACGACCACCGCTAAGAAGTGAGGATCGACCTGTGACCCTGAACGCGACGAAGAAGGCGATCTTCGCCAAGACTGAAACCACCTACGGCACCGCGATCTCGACGAACGCGACGAATGCCATTCTGGTATCCAACCTGGAGGTGCAGCCTTTTGAAGGCGACCAGGTGGATCGCAACCTGGTCAAGCCGTACTTCGGCGCCAGTGACATCATCACCGCCAACGGGCGAACCAGGGTGTCGTTTGGCGTAGAGCTGGCTGGTACTGGCACTGCCCCGACCGCCAGCGCTGCGGTGCCGCATTACGGCCCACTGCTCAAGGCATGCGCCATGAGTGAAACCGCCGTGGCGAACAGCGCCAGCGTTGGTGATCCGTCCAATGCGTCGGTTGAGTACCGCACGGTCTCGGAGAACTTCTCCAGCGTGACGATCCGTTGTAACTACGACGGTGTGCTGCACGTGGTCCGTGGCTGCCGCGGCAATGTCCGGCTGATGTGCCCGGTGGGTCAGATCCCGATGCTCATGTTTGAGTTTGAAGGGATCTACGTTAGCCCGACCGATAGCGCATACGCTGATTCGATCGCCAGCGTCAACTACGCTGGCATTGCTGATCCCAAGATCTTCAACTCGACCAACACCACTGGCTTTAGGTTCCTGAGCCAGAGCAATGTTGAGATTGATCCTTGCCTTCAGAATCTGGAGGTTGATCTGGGTAACACCGTCCAATATCGCGAGCTGGTCGGCTGCGATAAGCAGGTGTTGATCACCAATCGCCGCACCACTGGATCCGTCACGATCGATGCGGTGTTGATGGCCAAGAAGAACTACTTCGAGGCTGCCAACAACAACGAGACCGGCGTCCTGAAGTTTACCCACGGAACGGAGCCTGGTAACCGTGTGTTGTTCAGTGCGCCACGCGCCAACCTGACCAGCGTGAGCTACACCGAGTCTGACAACGTGTTGCAGTACAACATTCCGTTTGTGCTGCTGCCGGATAAGGCTACTGGTGTGACGACTGGCGACCGTGAGTTTGTCCTGAAGGTGTTCTGATCCCTATGGCTTTTGTTCTGAAGCAGACCGATAGCTACACCTGGCCTGTTCCCGTTGAGCTGCCTGCCGATGGTGGGCGGTTCAATAAACAGACTTTTGATGCGCAGTTTAAGCGACTGCCGCAGGATCGCATCCGTGACATCATGGAAAAGATCCAAGCTGGCGAGATCGATGATGACACGCTCTGCCGTGAAATCCTGATCGGCTGGACTGGTGTGCAGGATGCCAAGTGTGAAGAAATCCCGTTCAGTGAGACATCGCTGAATGTGATGTTGAATGTCCAGATGGTGGCAGCTGCAGTGGTGTCGGCCTGGTTTGACAGCTTGGCGAAGGCGAAGCGAAAAAACTAACCGACGCCGTTGAGTATTGGGCCAACGGCGGAAAGTCAAAGGTGGTTGATGAACGCTTGCAGGATCTGCAGGCGATGGGTGCACCGCAGGATGTGATCGACAAGATCATGCCTGCGGCTGCGACTGCAGTTGATGCCGACTTTGAAGTCTGGGAAGAAAACTGGCCAGCGATTGAGATGTGGTTGCAGGTTTGCACGCAATGGCGCGTGGGGATGAATGGCCCGATCGGCCTTGATTACAGCGTGCTGCCGTGGTTGTTCCAGCTGCATGAAGTCGCCAATCCAAGAGCGCTCCTAGATGACCTGCAGCTCATGGAAACGACGTTTCTAGCCTTGAATCAGGGGAGCTGACCAATGGCGCTGAATCTCGATACTGCAGTCCGCATCGTTGGCAAGGTCTCCGGGCTTAATGAGTTCAAGGACCTGGCTGATCGGCTGTCCAATGTTGAGCAGAAGACGCAAAGTAGCAAGACCGGATTTGAGCAGCTGAACGCCGAGTCACAGCGGCTGACGCAAACCACGACGCAAACGCTCAGCGGAATCCGCAATCAAAGCCAGGCGTTGCAGCAACTGCAGACGGCAACGCGCTCTAGCACCGCTGAAATGCGGCAGCAGTCTGCCGAAAGCCGCACGCTGGGCAGCGTGTTTCAGCAGCTGCGCGGCCAGTCCGCAGGCTTGCTGGATGGCGTGGCTGTGTCGGCCACAAAAGCTGCGGGTGCCGTAAAAGAATACAGGCAAGCTATCTCGCCAACCGATGAAGAAATTGCGAAAGTAAGATTAGAAGTGCTGGAGCTTGGAAGCTCTAGCAAGCAAACCGAGCGATCCCTGCTCCAACAGGTTCAGGTCCTTAAAAATCTCAGAAGTCAAGCTGAAATCAATGGCACCACTTATCGCCAGTTGACCCGAGACATTGAAAGACTAACTAATGCTTCTAAAGGTTTAACGGCTGCCTCAAGCGCGACTGGATCCACGTTGTCAAGGCAAGCCGCGGCTGCCCTTGCATCGCGACCGCTTGCCCTGCCCGCCGCTGGCCAGACCAGTTTTCAGGGCACCGTCAACGCCCAGGGCTTTGGTGGTGGTGCCAGGCGGCTGAGCAACTTTGAGGTCGCCGGCACGCGCGACATGGTGGGCGAAGTGATGGGCAGCCGCACCGCTCAGGCGATGCAGGCCACCACGCAGGCCACCACGCAAGCCCGCGGCAAGCTGGCTGAGCTGTTCATCACCATCGACAAGGTGACGGCCAGCAGCAATGGCAGCATCAGCAGCCTGCAGCGCCAACGCGCGGCATGGGAAGCGCTGCGCAATGCGGTCAGCCCTGCTGCCCCGGCTTACGAGAAGGCTCGCGCCAATGTCCAGCGGCTGGATGAACAGCTGCAGAAGCTCACGATCACGCAGGAGAAGGCGCGGCGTGGGCCCGGCGTGGGTCGTGAAGCATTCGGCAGCGCCCTTGGCTCGCTGGCCGCTGGTGGTGGCGTGCAAGGTGCCGTAGGTGCCTTGGCTGGCGGGCTGGCGTTCTCTGGCACTGCAGCTGGACTGGCGGCGGCTGGCGGCATCAGCATCGTGGGTGGCGTCGGCGCCCTGGCTGCCCGCGTCGGCGTCGAAGCAGAGACCGCGCAGGTCAGACTGAAGGCGCTGACCGATCAGTTCGGCGAGTACAACCAGGCTCAAGCTGCAGCGGCCAGGATCTCGGAGACACTGCGGATCAGCACCACTGAAGCGCAGGATGGGTTCAGCAAGCTGTACGGCGCGCTTCGGCCCACGGGCGTGACGCTGCAGGAGATCGAGGATGCGTTCGTCGGCTTTACGGCGGCTGCCAGGGCCAGTGGCGCAACGGCGGTTGAGAGCTCTGCGGCACTGCAGCAACTGAAGCAGGCGCTGGGCTCCGGCGTTCTGCAGGGTGATGAACTGCGTTCTATCCGCGAGCAGGCACCGGCAGTGGGCCAGGCCATCGCCCGTGAGATGGGCGTCACGATCGGTGAGCTGAAGAAGCTAGGCAGCGAAGGCCAGATCACGACCGACATCGTGCTGCGCGCGCTGGCGAAGCTCAAGGGAGAGAAGCTGGATCAGTTGAACGACCAGTTCAAGACAAGCGCACAGACTATTGCTGATCTTCGGATTGCAACTGAAGACTTTGGTCGCACTGTTGCGAAAGTGTTTGGCCCTACGGCTGTTTCATTGCTGCGTGGGTTTACAGAGGCAATCAGGCGGCTGAATGATGCGACGGTTGCATTTAGAGATCCAAGCGCCAGCACTGCAGCTGAAATCTTACGCAGTGGGCGCGCGCCAAACACTGCCATGGGGCAGAATGTCTTTCTACGTGGCGCGCAGCAGCTCTTTATTGGAACCAGTGGCGCTGGTGGCGTAGGCCTAACCGGTCTGGAAGCCGAGGCGCGCGATCTGGCGCGTACTCGACGGCAGCCTTACGACAGAGTGTTGTTTGAGCTGATGCAGAATCGCCTGGATCGCCTAGACGGCGCATCAGGCGGCAATGCAAGCCAACAAGCTGCCCGCGACGCTGCCGCTGGTGAGCGCCAGGCTGCCAGGGATCGCGCTGCGGCTGCCGCTGCGGAAGCCGCCGAGAAGGAGGCCAAGAAGCGCCAGAAAGAGCTTGAGAAGCTGCAGCGCGAGCAGGAGAAAGAGCTCAAGGCTCAGCTTGATTTCCAGAATGATCTCTTTGACATCCGCCTGAACTTCGAGAAGCGTCTAGCAGACTTCCGCGAGCAGTCGCTGGATCGTGCGAAGCAGATGGAGCGCGATATTGGCGATCAGCGGCTGCAGTTGGAGCGCGACCAGGCCGACATTCGCAGGCGCACGCTAGACCTATACGAAGACGATGCACTGGAGCAGCGTCGCTTCCAGCTGCAATCAGCAGGGCTTGACACGTCAGCGATCGACCTGCAGCAGCGCCTTAATGACATCTCGCGCAAGGCAACGGAAGATGCTATCCGCAATCAAGAATCAGCAACGGATCGCCGCTTGGCGCTTGAGCGTCAGATTGAAGACTACAAGATGAATGTTGCCAAAGGCATTCGCGATATTACGGTCAACGCGGGCGAGCAATACGCCGACCGTGTTCGCGAAGGTGTGCAGGTTGGCTCGCAGATGAGTGGTGGGGCTGGAAGCTCGGCCGGAACTGCCCGCCAGCGAGCGCTGCTGGATACGATTGCCTACGCAGAAGGCACGTCTGGCGCTAGGGGCTACCAGACCATGTTCACCGGCAGAACATTTTCAAGTTTTGCTTCCCATCCGCGAATGATTCAGCGTGGTGGTAGATACGCTTCTGATGCGGCTGGCCGCTATCAGTTTCTGTCAACAACATGGGACGGCGTTGCGCGTTCTCTTGGGTTGCGTGATTTCAGCCCAGCCAATCAAGATATTGGCGCGTTAGAGCTGATCAGGCGGCGCGGAGTCAACAGCGACGCTCCGCTTAATCTGCGATCTTTGGCCGCATTAGCGCCGGAGTGGGCGTCGTTGCCGACTCTTTCTGGTCGCAGCTACTACGGCCAGCCCGTCAAAGGCGCATCCGATCTGCTGCGCTACTATAACCAGCGCCTGGCGCTTTACGGTCAGGGCGTACCGTCCGCCCCAACCCTTCCACCACCGCAGCGCACCCTGCAGGCAGCACTGCAGCCTGCCACTCCGCTGCAGCCGATGAACGCAGCATCACTGCAGGTGCCTGGTGTTGAGGGTCTCGGTAAGGCTGCCGCTGACTACCAGGAAGCGATTGACGGCACCCGCGCTGCTGGTGATGTCAACGCCCAGACGCAAATGGTGGTGGCTTACCGCAAGGAGCTGGGCGGCATCACCAGGGAGCTTGATTCTCAGCTTCTTAGCGTTCAACAGCAATCGATCATCTATGATCGGACGCTCCAGCTACAGCGGTCTGGCCTTAGCCCTGAGCTTGCGCAACAAACAGCCGAACGAGAGCAGACGGCAAAGATTGAAACCGCATCATTGATCCTGTTGCGCGACCAACTGAAAACCAAGATCGAAGAAAAGGGGCTGAACGACAAAACCAAGCAAGGCCTGACCCAGATTCTGCAGACAACAGAATCAACCCTGGCTGCGCAGCAGGGCAAGCTGGATCTCATGCAGCAGGAAGCGCAGCAGCTGGAAGAAGTCAAGCAGCGGTACGAGCAATACCGGGCCTTGATTGATGGCACAGCCAATGCGATCAGCGGCGGCCTCGGCTCCGCCTTTGACCTGCTGATCGACGGCACCGAGAACTGGGGCAACAGCCTGCGTGGCATCGCATCTGGCGTGCTGCGCGACATTGCGAAGCAGCTGGTGCAGATCTACGCCGTCCAGCCGGCCACCAAGGGTCTACAGGGCTTGCTGGGCAGCCTGCTGGGTGGTGGTGGCTCTGCTGGCGCTGCCGCGGCTGCCGGTGCTGGTGCCAGCGTCTTCACCGCGCCACTCCTGAGCGGTGTCCCGGCGATCACCGGCGCCTTCGCCAAAGGCGGGATCATGACCGATCGCGGCCCGCTGCCGCTACGTGCCTACGCCAACGGTGGCATTGCTACCGGCCCGCAGCTGGCCCTGTTCGGTGAAGGTCGGATGAACGAGGCCTACGTGCCGCTGCCCGACGGCCGGCGCATTCCGGTCGCCATGCAGGGCGGTGGTGGTAGCAACGTCGTGAACGTCACGGTCAACGCCGAGGGCTCCGCAGTGCAAGGCGACAGCAGCCGCTCTGAGCAGCTGGGCCAGGTCGTGGCGCGTGCCATCCAGGAAGAGATGATCCGCCAGCGGCGGCCTGGTGGCCTGCTGGCTTCGTAACCTGCAACCATGGCCACATTCACCTTCACGCCGGAATACCCACCAACCGAGAACAGCGAACCGCGCGTGCGGTCTACGAAGCTCGGTGATGGTTATGAGCATCGAATCAGATTCGGCCTAAACACTGATCTCAAGGTGTGGGATCTTGAGTTCCGACGGCGTGACAATACCGAAACCGGGCAGATCCGCGACTTCCTGAACGCCCGTGGTGGCGTTGAGTCGTTCACCTGGACGCCACCCTTCTACAACGCCAGCGCGGGACAGTGGATCTGCAAGCGCTGGAGTATCAGCGCTGAGGCGCACAATATCAACAACATCCGCGCAACGTTTGAGCAGGTGCCGGAGCCGAGCTGATGAAGAAGGTCATCTCTGATCTGCAGACAGTTGCGCCATCGCAGATCATCGAGCTATTCGAGCTGAAGCTGAATGCCAGTCTGCACGGTAGCGGCACGACGTATCGGTTCCATGCTGGCGTCAATGCGAAGTCAACAGCAACCGCCATCACCTGGAATGGCAACGCATACCAGGCGTACCCAGTAGAAGCGGAAGGCTTCGAGTACAACGGTGAAGGCCAGCTGCCGCGGCCCAAGCTGCGGGTCAGCAACCAGCTGGGCCTGATCACCACCATCCTGATCCAGGTCAACACCAGCACTCCCGGTAACGACCTGGTGGGTGCCACGGTAACGCGGATCCGTTGCCTGGCCAAGCACCTTGATGCGGTGAACTTCACCGGCAACGTCAACCCATACGGCACGCCAGACCCTACGGCTGAGTTTCCGCGTGAGGTGTTCTACATCGCCCGCAAGACGCAGGAGAACCGCGACATCGTGGAGTTCGAGCTGGCGGCAGCGTTCGATCTGGCCGGCATCCGTGCAC